AAACCGAGTCCGTGAATAGTTCCTTTAGGATTTTCATCTGTGTACAAGTCAGAGTGTTTTTTTGAGTTAGCAGGTTGACCCTTCTTTCTGGGTATACGAGGGTTTGACTCTTCTTCTATTTTTTTCTCAAGAGTTTTTGCTTGAGCCTTATGCATCTTTGAAGAATTTTTCAATTGCTTCACAATTTTTTTAATCTGAACATCCTCCTTTGTAACCTTTTTCTCAGGAAGACCTTTATGTTTTGTGGATGCAAACTTTTTTACATCACTTTTTTTCATGTCTGCTGCTGCTTTTGCAGTCTCAGGTGTTGTTGGAGCTTGTTCTCCTTTTTGTATGGCACGAACAATTCCAAAAAACTTTTGTTGTTTCTTAGATAGTGCTGGCATTATTTTTTACTCATATCCATAACAGCCTTGCCATATTTCTTCTTCACTCTGTCAAGTGCAGAAGGTCCTGTGTTTACCTTCTGTGTCTTTTTCATTTCTTCACTTGGTGGATATGAAGTCGCATCTTTCTTATCCTTTGCAGGTTTTACCATTCCACGATCTCTTGCGATATCGTATCCTTCTTCACCTAAATTAGACTTTTTTTTTACTATTGAACCAAGTGCTTCAAGTGATGATTGTACAAATGAATTAACTTCTTCTTTCTTCATGTTAGCAGTATGCTTCGGATTCTTTTTAGGATCTCTCTTATCCATTCTACCCATGTAACCCATATCTCTTCTTTGATCTGAGGAATACTTGTACTTAGGAGTCTTCAAAGGTGTCTTTCCATCCTTCTTCATAGTAACCTTTGTATCTGCCTTTTTTTGATGTCCCTGACCACCAGAATCATAACCACTCTTGGATTTTACAGGATTACTTTTGTTTCTAGCATATCCAAATGACTTAGGACCACCACCTGTTTGAGGACCTCCCTGAGTAGCAGTATCGGTATTACGACTTGACTGTGATTGTGATAAGTTGTAACCTGCTCTTTCATTTTTACCAACACCTCCACGGTCCTTTCTATTATGCCTTGCTCTAGCTAGTGTTTTTGCTCGATCATATGCTTTACTAGCAAGTTTATCAGCATCTTCTTCTATCATCTTACCAGTCACTTTGAATGACATATTTAAACCTTTAGCTCTTAACTTATTTTTCATTAAGTTAACAAGTGTTGGCATTGCTCGTGGATCCTCATTCTCAGGTTTCATAGTCTTCATTGCATCAAAACTACCCTCATCATCCTCAGTCTTCTTATCTTTTTTCATTTCCTCCTTCATATCAGGATTGATCTTTATTTTATTCTTCCCTTTCATCACATCAATCTTTTTCTCATTAGCATCCACTTTATCAGTTTCTGCAACTTCACCTATAAACTCTTCTTTTGCCATTGCCTTACCAATAGCCTTACGACGATTCATAAGGTACTTATCAGTCCCGTCTTTTTTACCATCATTGTTTATGTCACCATCTTCTTTTCCAACAGGATCTAAACCTTTACCAGATTTTGTTTTGGCAGTTAGTTTACCTTTATTTTTCTCCCCCTCATATGGTGTTCCATATCCTGTCATCTCAACAGAAGTTATGTTAGGATTTTTTCTTAACTCGGATATTTTAGATCTTGAAGCCATACGTGTATATGATCTTCCAGTCTTTTTATCTTTAACTCTTACTTTATATTTTTTCTCCTCTTCACTTATTTCTTCAACAGAACTTGGTGTACCATCATCATGTTCAATTACTTTACCATCAGCATCTTTTTGATGATGCTCAGAAAATGCCTTGTTAAAAATTTTATCAAATGATGTCTCTACATTAATAAAATCATATTCCTCACCAACTAACATTTTTTTAGCTAAAGTTTTAACCATACCCTGTGCTGGAGATTTACCAAGTTGTGAAAGGTATGCTCTTTTTAAAGATCCGGGATCAGTCTTCTGACCTTTTTTGAAACTTGCCTTAACTTTATATCTCACATCGTAAGCTAATTGTCTCGCTTGTTTACGAAATTTGTCAGCAGCACCCGCACCAGGTTGTGGTTTATTTGGAGTTTCTTCAGATATTATGTTACCCATTTTAAGGTTTAATTTTCTTTATTCTATATTTATTTATGAAATGTTTTCCGTAGGAGAAACCAGGCACTAATTTTTCGACGTATTTACGATGTGCGTCAGTGCCAACTAATCTCTGATCTGCAGGAACACCAGACTGTGTTGTGCCATTTACAATTGCTTCTGATACATCTTTAATCCACGATTTGAACATAATTTTATCTTCAGTTACACAGATTAAATGATTAGCACCACGACGAATTATACGACCAATTAATCCATTATTCATATTCTCAACCATCTGTCCAACACGATATATTCTTTCACTTACATAATTCTCACGAAGACCTTTCCAATCAAACTTAGGTGCAATCTCCCAGAGATTCCAACCTTCTTTAATATTCATGGCGGTTCTTATCTTCTTAAACAATTCTTCTGCATCTTTTTGACTTAAAGATTTGGGAACACCTTTCATAAATGTTTTAATATCTCCTTCTGCTGCTGCCTTTCTTTGTTTTGATGCAGACATTCCTGTAATATCATCAGAATCAGGATCACGATCTCCAGCAGATTTAATCTCTACATTATCAAATTGATACAACTTACCATTATAATTACTAGTTAATTTCTCAAATTCTTTGACACGATCTGCACCACCAAGGATACGAATATTAGCATATCCATCAGTATGTGCCTTCTTTAATACATCAAATATTGTTTTATTATTCTGATCATTAACAATCTTATCTTTATGTTTAGGAAACATTTTTTGCATCACTGCAACTTTGGTATCAGCATCTAATGGATTTTTCTTTTTATCCTGAGTTCTTGAAGGAACAATCATGTAATCATTATCATCTGATGATGATGCAACAGTATCTAATAGTTTTTCATGACCTGTTGTTGGTGGATTAAAACGACCAAATGCAATCGTCAGAGTTCCTTTTGTCTTCTTGACCTCTGGGGGTTGCATTGTAATTGTAGGTTCCTGTTGAACAGGTTGACTCGCAGGTGCTGATAATCTCTTCTCTTTGTCAGATTGTGGTGGATCTTGTTGTCCAATTTTTTGTCTCTTATTAAAAAACTTAAGTTGTCCTTTTTCTGTCTTTGCTACAAATTCACCTTTATTATCATACCATCCTCCATGACCGTCACTCTTCAAACCCATACGTGTGGCTTGTTGGACGGCAAGTGATTCAGTAAATTTATAAAAAGTTTTCATCTACAAAGTTTTGAAGTAATTTTTCTTTCGTTTGCTATCAAATAATTAATGAGATTTTGTCTCATTATAACATATTTATCTTTCTTCCGTTTGTTCTTATTGTCATTAATTAATTTTTCAAATAATTGGAAACAATGATATAAAAAATCATTATATCTTTCTTTTTTATTTTGTGTCTTAGATTCAAAAGACTTTATTAGTTGATCTACCGTAATTTTCATTCTAATTTCCAATAAGGACCTGAGATTATAGATCGTGATGAGGCATATAAAAGTAAATCATTACATACTTGATCTCTTAATTCATCAGTTTGTATAGATTCAATTATATCTATTAACTCTATGCAAAGTGCTTTTTGATAATAATATCCAATATCTTCACCTTTTTTTTGTTTATCCATAATCATCATCGTATATTTTCCTGAGTCAAAAGACTTAGAATATTTTTCTACTCCTTGCTCAACAAAATTAGCAACCCTCATTTTTTTCTGACCATTTCTTATTTTTGAAGGATAATCTTTTGGTAGTTGATCAACATCATGTAATTTAAAAATTAAATTAGCAGATCCCATACCTATTTTTCCCTGATTTGCTGCTGATCCTTTCACTTCTCCTTGAAATCCAGTAAGAGCTTTAGGTCCATCAAACCCTCTAAATTGTATCTTAGTGTTTCCGTTAAATATCATATAACAATCTGAAGAATCTTGTGTCATTTCAAATTTTTTAAATTGTTTTTCAACACTATCTTTTGCATCTACATTTATTTTTTTTAATGATGCTGAATTTTTTATTTGTTTTAATGATATTCCAAACATTGTTTGATTTTTTAATCTATCCATCATGCATTGATTCAATCCTTTAAGTGTTTTTTCTTCTTCTAAACATTTAGGATCGTAACCATTAGTGGTTATATAAATGTCTGCAGGAGACCATTTATTAATATCTAATCTAACTTTTTCTAATTTTTTAATTCTCTTAAATTGATTTTCTATATGATCAACAACTTTATCTCCTCTATGAAAAACGATTCCTTTAGATTTAAGACTACTGAATGTTTTATACAATAAATTTGCACCCTTCACAGATGATTGAATCCAAGGATCAGTCATTTTGAGAATATTTTCTACAGTGTCATCTATACTGAATAAATCTTTTGCTTTTTGTATACTTTCTGGAGTTACATCAGCAGATGTTATTGATCCACCTTTCATAAAAGCAACGGCAGCATAAACAGCTTGACCTCCCTCAACCTGTTTGGTAAATTCTGATCCAAGACCAGATCCCCCACCTGTTTTTGATTTAAAATAAATTAAAGTTTTATCTCTTGCAGATTTTTGTATAAAAATAGGATCTAGACTTGAAACTCTATGAGGTTCTATCTTAACCTTAGATATACCAAATTGATTTTTAAAATCTTCAAAAACTTTAGATCTTGTTGAAACTCTATCATCGATAGATACCTTAATTCTATTTTTTGATTCTACATTAATATTAGAATCATCAACAATTTTTCCTAATGCAATTAAAATTTCTGAATCAGAAATATCCATATATCTACTTTTTAAAGTATTTATTTATGATGTCTATCTGATCTTGATACTTTGCAATCATATCTAATTCTCCTTCGATTGCCTCTACAATATTTGAATGTTCTCCAATACCCACAGGATTTGCAAGATATACCTCAATGTTTGCTTTGTGTTTAGCAATATCACCTTGTGCGTGTGCGAGTAGTGCTTTGATTAGTTGTTCTCTCATCTGTCTCCCTCCTTACGGTTTTCTGAATAGTGAACATCGAAATCTCCACCAGGATATCTCTTCTTTAATTTATTCACATTACCTTCTATCACTTCATCAAGAGTTACATTTAAGGCAGCACAAGCTTGCATGACGTACCAACAAACATCACCCAACTCAATAATAAGATGCTCACGATTATCATCATTCCAAGGTTTTCCTTGGAAAATAATTTTTTTAACGATCTCCATAAATTCACCACCTTCAGCACTAATCCCAACAGCAGCAGTAAGAAGCCTGTGAATATTGGCACCCTTTCCATCAAGGGCACTAAGACTCTCAAGGAAAGATTGATAATCCTTACTGGGATTGGATGTGACACCATCCACGAATATAGCATATTTGTTGAGGTCAACTTTATTGTCCATGTAATTTATATTTGGTTGTTGATCATTGTGTGTGTTGTAATCTCCAGACATAATTAAATTTGGTGTAAATTGCTCTGAGATAATTGCTCTATCTCAGGTTCGAAAGGAAGTCTTTCTTTTGATTTAGGCAAACCTCTTTGACCTGGTAACTCACCTTCATGTTCTGCGGTTACATCAACAATATATGGTGGTAATGGTTTCGGAGCATCTATTCTTCTATAAGTAAATTTTTCATTCTGACACTCTTCATGCAATTCCACAGTTCTGATTGCATATTCTTCATGACTACAATCACAATACTGTTCACCCTTTTCATCAAATACTCTATAAAAAGGATACATGTGATCAGATATACGACCTCCATGTGAATTAGACATAATTTACTTTGTAAGATAAAGAACGATAAGACCAGGAATAATAATAAAAAACTGTGGAAGAAAATTTAAAATAATTGCTCGTTCTCCTGATTTAAAACCAACATAAACCCATCCAGCAGCACCAATCATTTGTAGTATACTGTTCCAAGGAGTCCAACCCATGACATGGAAAACCATGGCAATAAGAATTACGATGGCACTGCACCATTTAACTCTTTGAACTATCAAAATTTAAATTCTGCAAATGACTTTTTAGTTATTTTATCTTCTTTATTATACTCCTCTTCACTACCATTGTCAAGAATATCATCTTGTGCTTTTTGCTCACAGTCATATAATCTCATTTTAGCACGGTCAACTCCAATCACAAACCTTTTAAATATTGTAGGATCGTTATAACGATTCTTAAGTTGTTTAACCATAATTTGATTTAACCCTTCAAGTTCTTCAGTGCTAATAAGAGCAAACATAAGATCAGCAGTGGCAGGAAGACCGAAGGACTCAGATGTGTCAGTAAGATCGACATCACTAGAAGCAAAACCAGAACGAGTCGTCTGAGTCGCGGAGAGGATAGGTACATTAGCCTCAACTGCAAGACCCCTGAGTTCTTCAGCAATCGCTTTAATATAGGAATACGAGTTAACATTTGATCCAGCTTTATAACGTGACGATGCACATATATTTAAGTAATCTATGAATATAATATCAGGTTTAAAGGATTTTTTCAATGCGAGTTCATTAAGTAAAGCTTTAAAGTGACCTGAGTGAGCAGATGCAGTAGGATATTCTTTGATAATTAACGATCCTTGTGTTTTCTTTGATATACTATTTACCTTTTTATCAAACATAAGTTTAGGTAGATCAGTTAAACCTTGTATTGGAACATTCAAAAGGTTTGCGTCAATTCGTTCAGCAATCTTCTCTTCTGCCATCTCCATTGTAATGTAGAGTACGTTCCTCCCTTGTAGCAACACGGAGCTAGCATGATGGCACATGAATAAAGACTTCCCGACACCTGTACCAGCAAGCGCGATGTTAAGAGTCTTATTAGGTAACCCACCTTTCGTAATTTTATTAAAATATTCAAGATCAAATTCAATTTTTTCTTCCTTCTTGTGATAGTACTCATACCTTTCTTGATAGTTTAGTAGATAATCATGTCCAATATTATTATCAAAAGAAACTGAAAGAGCATCTGATAAGATTGTAGGTATAGAGTCACGATTTTTATTCTCATCATTACCATCAGCAATATGGATTGATTCCATAAGTGCCAAATATATTGCACGATCACGACACCATTTTTCTGTAGAATCAAGTAACCATTGTTGATCTACAGATGATTCTTTCAACAATGTGGTTATCTCTTTTATGCCTTTTACTTCATCGTCAGTTAAATCAGTTCGATTGTCAACCTCAATATTTAGTGCTTCGATTGTAATCGATGAATCATACTTAACAATAAATGAGATTATTTCCTCAAAAATAACTTTTTCTTTTCGATCTTCAAAATATTCTGCTTTTATAAAAGGAATAGATTTTCGTGAATACTCTTCGTTGTGTATTAAATTTTTAAGAATCGTAGATTCAATTCGTTCCATCAATGATAATGTAAATAAGTGCTCATAATATATTTGGGAGATTCAATTGGTGGTTCACCCAAGTGTGGATATTCCCAAGTCGGTGGAAATATAATAACTTCTCCTCTGTTCGGAGTAAACTCTTTATTCTGATATGGAAAAATAGTTTTACCACCAGAAGGTACATCATTTAAATAAAATAACATGGCAAGACATCTTCTTGATGATTGATGATTTACCACATCAACATGTTCATCAAATCTATCCTGTCCCCCAACTGTGTATTTTTTGATGCGAAACTCTTCAAGATATTTAACTCGTGGTAAATACTTTGCTTGTGGAACGTCTTTCTTATAGAAATCAAGAGCAACAGAAAAATAATTACAAAGGTTTGATACCACGTTAGCATGATATTTGTTCAAATTCAACTGTGTAAAAGTTGGTTTTGAATCATTATCTACTTTTTCATGATTACCTACATCTGTTTCATATAGGTTAATTAAATGATCACAAAGGTTTGTTGGTAATACCTGATAATTATAAAGAACCATAACTATATGTCTTCATTGCAATATCATCTAACTTATTCATTATCTCCTCAGTAAAATATTTCTCTGGTTCTGCATATATTTGTTTTGCATATATTTTTTTACCATCAATCTCATATCTACCTGCAACATTTTTCCAAAGACCACCAAGTTCTCCTAACTCAAGAAGACCATAGTATCTATCAAGACCTCTCTCATCATAGTAGAGTCTTATTTCGACTTGTTTGTTTTCTCTTGAGAGTCTACTTTTAGCCGTCTTAGCTTTAATAATGTTTCCAACAACTTCTGTCTTATCCTTTTCCTTTTTTTTGCTGAGATAAATGATTGTAGACGCGGCATATTTGAGGCCACTGCCGCCTCCCATTTCTTTAGTTGGGACATAAGATCCGATAACATCGTACGTGTGATTTGTAACTATAAGTGGTATGTTTGCTTGACCAAGTTTGA